AACCAAAATGGGGTAGGTCTTCCAGTAGTTGTGACTAACGACACTACAACTTGGGGTGATTTCAAAGACCCACTTCAAGTCAAGGGTAACGAGTTCTTTAAGATGGTCCCTTTGTTTGTTGCTCTAAGTACTCGAATCATATTTGACCCACCACCTCCATCTGCTGTCGAGTATTTCGGCAATTCGATTGAACAACTTTTATGGCGTTTGAAAATAGCCTACGAAGAACTGTACACTACGACTACAACCACAGTAGAATAGAGGAGGTGAGAAGATGCATAAGCTTGATAGAGAACTACCTGATATTCTAAAACACTACGGTGTAAAGGGTATGAAGTGGGACGAAAGTAAAAGACAGGAAGTAGTAGACGATACTATCAGAGGAAACTACGGAAACGGCGAGGAACGAAAAGCCGAACTCGGAGAACGTTACGCAGAAGTACAAGATATGGTCAACGAACAACTTAGAACTGGTAAACCTGCTAAACGACCTATCAAGAAAGAGGACGTTAAGAAAGTTAAGAAGAAGTTAAAAAAGACTAAACGAGCCACCACTTTCCTTGAAAGGCTTAAAGCTAAAACTAGAAGCGAGCTGAAAAAGATAATCAAAAAGCTCGAATAAGGGGGTGAACAAATGTTATCTGATGAAGTGTTAAAACATGCAGGTATTAAAGGCATGAAGTGGGGCGTCAGACGAGACCGTAATAGACCCGGTGGTGCCGACGGTAAAGAAGAGAGTACGAAGGTTGCCGATAAACGGGGTAAAGTTGCTAAGCAACTTGATTCTTGGAAACGTGAACGACAGTGGAACAAAGTCCTTAAAGAGATGGATAAACTAACCACTAAAGACATCAACGCCGTGACCAAACGAATCAATTTAGAGAATAATTTGAAAACTCTATCCAAAACTAAAGGTGTAGGCACTAAAAAAGATAAAGCCGATTACCTTCGACGCGAACACATGTCTGACGCCGAACTTAATAGGAAAGTAGTAAGACTTAAGGCTAAGCAAGGTCTTCATAAAGCAGTTAAAGAATCGTCTAGAGAACAACGCGAATTTGGAGAGAAAGTAGTCCAAGTTGCCAGTTCTGTAGGAGTTAAATACGCGCTTAATCGAGGAACTATAACGCCTAAAGACTTATTTAATGAAGCTGTTAGCGCAGCTAAAACACCTAAAGATTCTTACAACAAATCGAAAGACGAGTTACTCAAAACAATACCTGAAGGTAACCAACGTGACCTTCTTAAGAGGGTTATCGAAAAAGTGGAACCTAAAAGTAAGGATAAATAGAAAGGAAGTGGTCTATATCTAATCAACTTTAGGAGGTGGTGAACATTAAATTTATAATGTGTCAGCCAGCCGTATACAGATTTGAATGGGAACTTGAAGTATGTTTAACTAGACTGTTGAAACTAGGAGTCAACGATATCGTCCTATTATTCTCAAAACATAACAGTAGAATTCCCACATATCTTAAAGAAAAGTACGGTGTCGAAGTTCATGAGTACGAAGACCTTAGACGGGATAAATCATATATTCCTTCTATAAAACCATATTTATGGGCTAAGTTCTTACAGGAAGACAGAGCCCGTGAGAACGAAACGTACTTCTATATAGATAGCGACGTTATATTTAGGGAGATTCCAAGCATACAACCTGACTCAGATGTATGGTATGGCTCTGATTGTAAGTCATATTTGAGCGTGGATTACATCGACTCAAAAGGTGACGGTCTTTTAGAATCCATGTGCAGAGTTATAGGCATCGACCCTAAAGTTATTAGATACCAAAATCCGGTAGCAGGAGCACAATGGGTAATCAAAAATCCTACGTTTGAATATTGGTTAAAGGTATATGAGGATTCTATCAAGTTGTCTAAATACTTGAATTCCCTCACAAATTCAACCATTCAGAAATGGACCGCAGAGATGTGGGCTCAATTGTGGAACGTATACCATTTTGGGAAGACCACTGAAATTCATAAAGAATTAGAATTTTGTTGGGCAACTGACAATGTTGAGCGATATTATGAAACTAAGATATATCACAATGCAGGAGTTATAGACGACAGACAAGGTCTGTTCTTTAAAGGTAAGTATGTCCATAAATCTCCGTTTAAAGACAATCTAAGTTTTGTAAACAAAGAAAAAGCCAACATTAAATACGTAGAAGCACTTAGAGAGGTTGAAGGATAGGGAGGTGAAAAGGTGACTCTATCAAACACAGCGGTGCCCATAGAATACGGTAAGTTCAGAGAACAAGTATTACGGGGTGAAATCCCAGTGAACGAGGAAATCTCATTGCAGATGAATCGTATAGACTTCTTGATAGATTCGCCAGACTATTACTACGACGACGAGGCTATTCAGGGATTTATTAATTTCTGTGAAACTGAACTTACGTTAGCCGATGGTGGAGACTTGAATCTATTACCGTCATTTAAACTTTGGGCTGAAGATTTACTAGCTTGGTTCTATTTCGTTGATGAGAAAGTATGGAATCCTAGGAAGAAGAAGTACGAAATCATAACTAAGAAGAAACGCTTGGTTAATAAACAATACCTCATAGTCGCTCGTGGTGCTGCAAAGTCGATGTACGCATCATGTATACAACAGTACTTCCTAGTAACAGATACTTCAACCACTCATCAAGTCGTAACAGCTCCAACTATGAAACAATCAGAAGAAACCATGAACCCTGCAAGGACCGCAATATCTAGAGCTCGTGGACCACTGTATCAATTCCTAACACAAGGTAACATACAATCTAATACTTGGTCTAAAGTCAAATTGGCTTCAACTAAGAAAGGGATTGAGAACTTCCTAACTAACTCGAAGATTGAAGTACGTGTTATGTCCATTGATAAACTTCAAGGACTAGGTACTAAAGTCAATTCTATTGATGAATGGTTATCGGGTAAGGTAAAAGAAGATGTTATAGGTGCTCTAGAACAAGGTGCGTCTAAAGTTGACGATTATGTTATACTAGCTACATCATCTGAAGGAACCGCCCGTAACGGAGTAGGTGATACAATCAAACTTGAACTACAAGACATTTTGAGAGGTAAGTATTTCGACCCTCATACGTCTATATGGTACTACAAGCTTGATGATATTTCCGAAGTTGGATATCCTGAGATGTGGTTAAAAGCTAATCCGAATTTAGGAGCTACAGTTTCATACGAAACTTATCAGAAAGATGTAAATCTTATGGAAGCAGTTCCGTCTAAGAGGAATGATATTCTGGCTAAGAGATTTGGAATTCCTGTTGAAGGAGCTTCATATTTCTTCTCTTATGAAGATACACTTGTGCATAGAAAGAAAAACTTCGATGGTATGATTTGTGCTATGGGTGCCGATTTATCGCAGGGTGATGACTTTACAGCATTCACGTTCTTGTTCCCATTGGGTAACGGACACTTTGGAGTAAAGACTCGCTCTTACGTATCTGATTTGAAAGTTAGAAAACTAGATACAGCCATGCGACAAAAGTATCAAGAGTTTATAAATGAGGGCTCTCTGATAGTTATGGAGGGTGCCGTTTTAGACATGCTAGAAGTCTATAGAGATTTAGACAACCACATACTCGAACATCAATATACTGTAATATCATTCGGCTATGACCCTTACAATGCTAAGGACTTGGTTGACATGTGGACTAGAGAACATGGAGATTACGGTATAACTAAAGTAATACAAGGTGCTAGAACCGAATCAGTTCCTTTAGGGGAATTGGGACATTTAGCGTCTGAGCGTTTACTTATGTTCGATGAAGAGTTAATGAAATTTGCTATGGGTAATGCTATAGCAGTAGAAGACGTTAATGGTAACCGTAAGTTATCTAAGAAACGTGACAGTGAGAAGATTGACAACGTCGCTGCTTTGTTAGACGCTTGGGTTGCTTATAAACGATTTCAGGAGGCGTTCGAATGAAAGTAACTGACCGAATTAGACATGCCTGGAATACGTTCACAAATAACGACCGACTACTCACTTACGACAGAGGTCCATCGTCATCTCGACCAAGTCATAAGCACGTTACGTTCTTCAATACGTCGTCTTATGTATCATCTATTTATAACCGAATAGCAATGGACGTTTCGATGACTGGGTTCAAACACGTAAAGATTAATCCCGAGAATGACGATGTTACGGACATGCCATCCGGTCTTAATAATTGTTTAACCGTAGAGGCTAACATAGACCAAACACACATCCAATTCATTCAGGATTTAGTTTACTCAATGTTTGACGAAGGAGTTGTTGCAGTAGTACCAGTCGAGACTACCATTAATCCGGAAGTGAGTGGGAGTTATGACATCAACTCTCTAAGGGTTGGTAAAGTTGTGAACTGGTTCCCAAAACATGTAACCGTTAGATTGTACAACGATAGTACAGGTCAAAATGAAGACATTACCATTGAAAAGAAGAATGTCGCTATTATCGAAAACCCTCTCTATGCTGTAGTTAATGATGAAAACTCTACACTAAAGAGGTTGATTAGAAAGCTAAACCAGCTTGATGATATTGATGCAATCGCTGCCTCACAACGTCTGGATGTCTTAATCACAGTACCATATGGTATTAAGACTGAAACCCAAAGACAGATGGCTGAGAAGCGTATAAAAGATATCGAAGCTCAATTAGCATCAGGTAGAAACGGTATAGCTTACATTGATGGAACCGAAAAGGCTATGCAGTTGAATAGACCGGTTAACCCACAGTTACCGGAAACTATTAAGAACTTAACAAGTCAATTCTACAATCAATTGGGCTTGACTGAGAACATCTTTAACGGTACAGCTAGTGAAAGTGAATTAAAAATTTACTACAGTAGAACAATCGACCCTATAGTTGATAATATTGTTGCCGAGTTCAAACGTAAGTTCCTAACGAAGACTGCTAGAACACAAGGTCAAACCATTGTATCGTATCGTGACATGTTTAAGACAGTGACTGTGGAAGCTCTTGCCGCTATAGCTGATACGTTCCGACGTAACTACATTGCTTCAGGTAATGAGATTCGTAAATGGGCTGGACTTAAACCATCTAATGACCCAAGAGCAGACGAATTGTTTAATCCTAACATCGCTGATAATAAACAGGATGCTAAAGGTCAAACACCAATTCCCAAAGCTCCAAAAGAAGAAGTAATAGATAATGGGTCGAAGGTAAAGGGAGAGTAGAAACCCGGGTCGCTCACGTCCCCTGACAGACGTCAAAATGAGTGACAAATTTCTAGAGGAGGTAGTTATTCGTGGGGAAACGTAATTACGATTTCGCTGGATGGGTAACGAAGAACGACATTAAATGTTCTGACGGCGTTACTATCAAGCACGATGCGTTCCGAGACAACGATGGACAAAAAGTTCCCTTAGTTTGGAACCATGACTACAACAGTCCGAATAATGTCTTGGGACACGTATTGCTTCAAAATCAAGAAAAAGGCGTCTACGGTTACGGATATTTTAACGAAACCAAAGAAGCCGAGAACGCATTAGAACTCGTTAAACATGGTGATATTTCATCAATGTCTATCGGAGCTCGTAAACTTAAAAGAGCAGGTTCTGATATCATTCATGGTCATATTTACGAAGTAAGTCTAGTATTAGCAGGTGCAAATCCCGGAGCTATGATTGAAACAGTTGTTCAGCATTCTGAAGAGAATGGTGACGAAGAACGAGCTCATGTGTATCCCGGAACTTTAATTCATGCATCTGACGACATCCTAGATGAAGGAGGAGAAGGGGACATGAAAAATAAAGAAATCAAACATGCTGATGAAAAAACTATTGAAGAAGTCATTGATACTATGAACGACGAGCAAAAAGACGCCGTTTACGCACTTCTAGGACTTGTCGCTGAACAAGGTGCTGGAGACGATGAGGACGATGATGTTCAACAATCTGATAAAGATACTAAAACTAAAACTGATGATAAAAAGGGAGATGGGGAAGTTATGAAACATAACGTATTCAACAAAGGTACTGAAAACAAAGAAGACCAACAATTAAAGCACAGCATCAACGAAGTTCTTAAGCACGCTCTACAAACTAAAGCTGGTTCTCTTAAAGACTTCTTAGTTGAGCAAGATGATAAGTTAACTCACGGTATTAACTCTATCGAAATGTTGTTTCCGGAAGCTTACAATTCTACAAACGGCAACATTCCAATCTTATACAAAGATGCGAATACTGCATATTTAGAAATCCTTAACGGTTTAGCTAAATCTCCATTCTCTCGTGTTAAAACTGTAGTAGCTGACCTTACTGAGGACGAAGCTCGTGCAAAAGGTTATATCAAAGGTAACATGAAGAAGGAAGAATTCTTCAGCTTAATCAAGCGTGTAACTTCTCCAACAACTGTGTACAAAAAGCAGAAGCTTGACCGTGATGATATTATCGACATCACTGATTTCGATGTTGTTGCGTTCATGAATGTTGAAATGCAAATGATGTTAAAAGAAGAAATCGCTCGTGCTGTATTAGTTGGTGACGGACGTGACTTCTCTGCTGAAGATAAGATTGATGAGCAGCATATTCGTCCAGTCATCAGCGATAACGAATTCTTCACAATCCACAAAAACTTCGTAGATGCTGACGCATTTATCGAAGCAGTAATCATGGCTATGGCTGAATACCTTGGTTCTGGTCGTCCGAACATGTACATCGACCCAACTCTTCTTTCTCAAGTTAAATTGCTTAAAGCTACAGATGGTCGTTTCCTATTCGGTGACATTCCTTCTGACGATGCGATTGCTAACCGTCTTGGACTTGGTAAGATTGTACCGACTACTTTCATGTCTGGTAAAGGTGCTGTTATTGTTAATCTTCGTGATTACACTCTTGGTGCTACTAAAGGTGGAGAAGTTACAAACTTTGACGATTTCGACATCGACTTCAACCAATACAAGTACCTAATCGAAACTCGTTTGTCTGGTGCTTTAACATTGCCAAAGTCTGCTATTCACTTAGCACAAGGAGCTACACCAGCAGTTGGAGCTGACGATGCGTTCGGTGGTATGACTTACGGAAATCGTAGCACAACTACTACTTCAACTACTTTAGCGTAATAGCTAATGGCTAAATTCGCAGGCTTGGTAGGCTACGTTACCCAAGAAGAAACTGTTCCGGGGGTATGGTCACCAGTCGAGAATCCTAAGATGATGAAAGGGGATGTCATTAGACAATCGTCGTCCAGTCAAAATGGCGACAAAGTCAATAGTGATGTCTCCCTTAATCATAGGGTTTCCCTAGTTGGCGACGCATATGCTTTCGGTAATTACTACAATATTAAGTGGATAAGTATCGACGGTCGTAAATGGGAAGTGGATTCTGTTGAAATACAGAGACCTAGAATTATAGTATCGTTGGGAGGTCCTTATAATGCCTAGTAGACTAGAACTACATGATGAATTATTAGGGTTTCTCACCAACGTTTACTTCCAACCACCATCTGGTTTTCAAATGAAGTATCCTTGTATAGTGTATAACAAAACC